ACCACCAGATGCAGTGTTTGATGTTGATGTAATATCGAGTGTAGAAGCATTTGATGTTGAGTTTATACTTACAGCATCTAAAAAATTAAATCTAGGTGCTGAACCTACTGCGTCAAAGGTTGTAATACCTGTTGCTCCTGTTGTTGCATTCCAATAGTTAGAAGCGTCATATCCTGAACGAAAATGCTCGGTTGTTGAGATTAAGTGAAGTCGTGCAGATGGTGTCGTCGTCCCAATCCCCACTCTACCAGTAGACGCAACTCTCATTCTCTCCACTCCTCCCGTACTCCACGCAAGTGTATCTGCAGTTGGTGACCACATACCTGTGTCTGCATCTCCTGAGAATGAGTATGACGGAAGAAGTGCAGTTCCAAGTCCTGCAAGTATTCCACCTGAGAAAGTAGATTGTATTGCTGTTGTAGCACCTCGTCCTGTTACAGAAGCAAGTGTGTCTGTTTCGGTGTAGGATTGTAAAGCCGAATCTGCTAAACCTAAACTTGTCTGCACACCTGAATCTAATTTGAGGACATCGACAGACCCTGTAATCAAAACGGCTGTCAAATCTTGAGCAGTTAACGTGAAGTTTAGTTCAGATGAATCTGTAACTGTAACTGCTGCGTGTCGAGAGGATGTGTTAGCAACTACATCAGTATTAGCTGAAACTCTTGTTTCTGTGTAATAAAGATTAGTTCCCTCTGATAGGTCGGACGTACTTGATGCACTAAGGTCTTGTAACGCACTATCAGCTAAACCCAGTGAGGTTTGTACACCCGCACTTAGTTTAAGAATAGATACAACACCATTATCAATAGTCCAAGTAGCTCCTGATGCAGAAACTGTCACATCGCCTTTATCACCATCAGTAACTCCTATGTATTGAGGGATGTTTAATGTCGTACCATCAAATGTTGATGCACCTGAAGAACCAGTTGTTGTTAAAGTGATGTCACCTTGTTTGGTATCTAAAACTGTTTGTAAATCAGTCTGGTTAGAAAGAGTTCCTGTTATGTCACCCCATACAACATCTTCGATAACTGATGGAGCTACATTGACCCACATACTTGTACTTGAATCATATTGTAATAAATCGTTATCAACCAGTGATGATATTGTTACATCACTGAGTGAAGAAAGGGATAGATTGGAAGCAGATATTTCATAAGTTTGTAAAATAGTGTTAGCTTCATCTTTAATTGTGATGTTAGTTCCGTCTTCAACAAGAATAACCCCTGTGTCGTCTTCAATCAAACGAATTTCAGCGGATGTCATTATGGTGTATTAATCGTTAAGAAGTTGCCATATAATTTAGTATATACCGCACTGCCGTCGTTCTCTTTAATCGAGTAAACTGACGTACCTTCGCTTAACGCAGCCATCGTTGCAGCACTAACTGTTATAGTGACTATACCGCCTGTAGGGTTAGAGGGCGTAGTTCCAGTTTCACTAACTAGGGTGGAACCATTAGCAGTGTCTTTAATTATAAAATCGTACGTTTTCCCTGTTTTATTGATAGCTGTACCATCCGCATTTTGGAATGTAATGAGATAGGAAAAGGTATCTCCTTCGCTATAATTTATATTTCTTTTGACTCCTGCCATTTTCTAACCTGTGTTAATTGTGAATGTAATAAAAATAAAGAGGGGAAAGTGCTAGCAAACCCCTCTCCTAGTTGACGATAAATCGCCGTGACAAACTAAGGATAATTGTTAAGTGTGATTAATCGTTCTTTCGAACTTATTAAAAAGTAAAAAAGAAAGGGTTACCCCTCTCAGTACTAGAATACCTATGCAGGTACTGCTACGTCATCAATAATAACGTTTTTAGTTAAGTCTTTAACAACTAAGATTTGATAATCCTTGATGAATCCACCAACTGAGTCTGCTCGACCTAAGTCTGTGCTAACTTGTTGAGTTGGTTCAAGAACTTTCATAACTACGTTGTCTTTAGCTATAAGTAAAATTGCAGTATCTGTATCAGCTGCACCTAATTTGTCAGCGTAAACTGAACCAATTAAAGGTGTTCCTCGATAAGTTGTTACTGTAAATCCACCTTCTAAGTTTAATGTTCCTGCGAATCGCTGTTTAGCTGCAAGGATAGCATTAATTTCATCTTGACGTTCAAGACTCATTAAGAAGTAAGCTGGTTTTCCTTTAACTTTCTTTTGAGCTGTAAGAGCTTGGTCTAAGAAAGATAATTCGAAAGCTGCTGCTGCACCATCTACTACTCGTGCATCCATGTAAGTTTTACCTGAAGCTCGTGTAATACCGTAAATAGTATCAGTGTTACCGATAGTTACGAATGAGTTTACAAGTTGTTTGAAACCATCCATGTTACCTGCTTTACCGTATGAACCAGTGTCAGCACCGTTGATTATTTCTTTCTCTTGGTTATCCATGTGTACTTCTAATGCGTTCATGATTTCATCACTTACTGCACTGTATGCACTTGAGGAACCAGCTAAGAAATAGTTTTCAACTTCCCAATCAGTTCGTGCGGATTTAGCTACAGCTGTTAACTGAACTTTTGCACCTACTGCAGGAGTATTAGTGTTACTACCGCCTTCTGAAGTTGAATATCCTGAAACAGTTGAGTTGTTATCAGTAGTTCGTACTCGCCAGATGTGCGATAATTGACCATTCAAGGATTCTCGTGGAATCATTTGACTGATTTCGTTGAACTTTGGAGAGGCGTCGACGATAAATCTGTTGATTTTTGCGTCAATCTCCACTGAGCCGTATGCGGGGTCTGCACCACCAGCATTAGTTAATGCAGTCAATGAAGCCCGCATTTTGTTTAATTTTTCATTCATTTTTTATATACCGGGTATATTTTACCGCTGACTCATTTTAAGTGCAACAACTTCTTCAAAAGTCTTATCCTTTAAAGGGTCGTTACTAGCCTCAGCGGCTTCTTTTGCACGTTGTGCGAAAGGATTGTCAATTGATGCTGCCACCTGTTCCGCTGCCTTAACAGCTTCAGAAGCGAATGTTTCCACTTCTTCTTTCTCTTTTGCAAGAGAGGTGATAGCGTCATCTTTTTCTTTTAGCTTCAATTCATATTCATCACGAATAGCTTGTTTATCAGCTTCAAGTTTTGCTTCAGCTTCTTTCTTTTCTTCGAGTTTAGCTGAGGCTTTGTCTACGATTTCATCTACGTCTACAATTTGTGTAGCATCTTTTTTAATTTCTGTTTCGTTTGTCATTTTTTTATTATCCGACACATTAGTGTCTTTATGAGGAGGAATGTTTGAGGAGTCTTGCATAGCACGCATGAATGTTTCAACAACTCGTGTTTCTTTATGTGCAGCTCTATCTACGAAGTCTAAGCCTTTAACGTGGAGGTCATCGATGATTAGATTTTCCCCACTCATAGTTGTCATTAGGTCATTGAAGACCAAGCTAACACCTGATAGGAATCCGTTTTCAATCATGTCCCAAGCACCGTTTAGGTAATCAGTTTGTTCCCGACCTAATAGCTTTAGAGCATAGTTCTCTTCGATTACAGCTTCAACTACATTATCTTCTAAGAAGTATGCGTCAATAACTTTACCGATTGGAAAGTCCATGTTTGGAATTTGACCTAACAATTCAGTTAAGTCTTCTTTCTCAGAACCGTATGATTTACTGTAGCGGTCCTTTAAATAAGTTTCAATATTACCTAGGATTGCATTCTTATGCTGGGCGTTAACCTTAACACCACCTTGTTTGAGTTGGTCGATTAAAGACATTCTAGCATTAGTTGTGAATACACTTTTGTACGAATCTGGTCCGTTTGCTACAGCTCTCACTATAGCGTATTTAATACCATCTTTGATTGATGTTCTAATTTCATCCAATACAATATTATATGTCATTTCCTACCTCGAATAATGCGAAACACGTTTGGCACTCATAATCAACTGTGTGGTTGATGATTGATTCCGCTGCACCAATAGAGTTGTTACGCTTTAGGAAACCAACTCTAGGGACATCAGCATTACTACACACAGGGCATATAGTGGGTCCTGTAAGCTCATTTAAGACGCTCATTTAACACCAACCCATCGTTTTACTGTACCAACTAATGAAGACCTAACCTTCGCATTTGTTTGCTCTGTCTTCTTCTTCCCAGCTTCACTACGTCCGCTTTCGTTTAAATTTGATGTATCACTAACAGCTTTATCAGATGGTTGTCTGGAAGGGGCAGTGTCTGGATTGAATTCCTCTTTCTCCTCGAACTTAGCATCTTTAGGAATATCAATTCCGTTTGAGTAAAGATACTCTGTAATGACATCGTCGCCGTAACCCATAGTTCGTAGAACGGAGGCATGGTCAATGATGTCCTTTTGAGACTTGATTGAAGGCGGTTTCATTTTAAATTCAGCATTAATGTTCGCTTGTTTAAGAATGTAGTTACCTAGCTTCTCAATGTCTCGTTGTAATCTTAATAAATGTGATTGGAATGCGTTAGCTTCAAACTCACCTACTCCTCGGTTTGAGTCAGCAGTGATACCAACATAAATACCTGGAACTTTAGTTGCAGTTAGGATTTCTTGACGTAAGTAGTTTAAAATGTCTACAATGTCTTTCTTGAAATCATACATACCTGTTGTCTTAACTTCTAACTTACCTACACTGAGTAGCTTCTTAGAAGGGTCCTTATCACAAGCTTGAATACCTGCTACAACTGCATCTACTTGATTAGGTGAAGCATCGTTCTCCATCTCATAGATTGACTGAGGTTTAAAGTTTTTGAATGTAGTTTCGAGGAATGTGTGACCATACGCTCTAGCTGTTAATGAATTTAATACTGGTTCTAAAGGAGAATAACTTCGTTTCTTACTACCTAATCGTTTTAAAGGCATAAACATAACTTCGTCAGGATTCCATTTTGCAACAGCTTCTCCCAGCTCTAAACCGGACATAGGTTTTACATCCCATGCGTATTGTAAATATCTTAAGATTTCACCATGCTTATCATACTCAATAAAGATTTCAGTTGTTTCCAAGTTATGGATTTCCAACTCACCCTTATCATTAAACTTAACTTCAACGAATGAATCACCATAGATGTGTTGCGTTTTAACATGAATCTCTGATACGCTGTAGAAATCTAATTTATCGAATAGTTTACGAGCTTTTTCAACAGCACTCTTACTACCTGTGAAATAGCCTTTGTTACGTACACTCTCCTCACCAGCAGTATCAACTGCACCAGATACAATGGCGTCATTTTTATATATGTTTAAGAAATCATCTAATTCAGAACGTGAAGGGTTTGGTGCCCATGATGCGTTTGCTGAAGGATTGAGATTATAGTAATCTTTGACAAATCCATTCGATGCACGAATCTTGTCCTGTTTAGTTTGTGTTTTCTTAGCTGCCATGTTAGATTGTACTCTACAGTCTTATATAATATGTTGATTTTTCTTTATAAAGGTTATGGTTATTCGTCGATATTGTGCAAAGCATTGAATGTTTTGTCCCTTAATCGCTTAGAGAACTTGTTATGAGGTCCCCAATTCGCATTAAATGCAGGTATTTGGTCTAGGTGGTCAAGTATCCAACCAGTGAGTGATGGTTCTTGAATAGCTTCTAACCAGTAGAACCAACAGTATTCCTTCTCTGCCTTAGTTAAAGGCTTACTTAGAGTGTTCTGAGTGGGTCTAGTTAGTTTAGGAAGAGTATGACAATAAGGGTCATTAACCCCAACTGTCTTACGAACATACTTAGCCAAACTACTTACCTTGACTTAAAATCTCTTCTTCTGTTAAAGCGTGTAATTCCACACCGTTCTTTAACAACTTAACTTTAGCTGACTCAATAGCGTATGCTTTCAAGTCTAATTCTAGTTTTTCATTAGCCTTAGTTAAATTGTACTCCATAGTAGTTAAACGAATGCTTCGTTGTAACTCAACGTGCTTATCATTCAATTCATACGCAATTTTAGGTGCAGTTGGTTTGAATTCCGAAACATCTAAGTCTTTAAGGAGTTCAATCTCTTGTTCCGTGAACCTCGTGTTGATTTTAGCTTGAGCAATAACATCAGTTAGTTTACCAACTTGTTCTGTATGTAATGCTAGCTCTGCTTCAAAGTAGTCTGCTTTCTGCTGTGCTTCAATTTTAGCCTTTTGAGCTTCTGTTAACATTTTGTGTTTTACCATTTTCTTAGTTTAATAGTTTACTTAAGTGACGAGTTATTGCTTTGACTCCTAACTTCTTATCACTACGGAAGTGAATTGAGATGATGTCTTCAATCATTTGATTGATTCCACTCAAGTCAGGCTTCGAAGGGTCTTCTTTAACTTTAACTGGTTTATCAGTTCCAGCTGAGATTGCATTCAAACTTGTAAACACTTTCTCTGCAACTGGTTCTTGTTCAACTTTAGGTTCTTCTTTTACTACTGCAACCTTTTTAGTTGCTTTTTTACTTACTGCTTTCTTAGCCATATTAAATTGCTCCAGAGCTATACTCAAATAGCTCCACCCAACCCTTTAAAGTCGTTGACTCTTTTATGATAGGCAGCTAACTGCTCCTCATAGTTGTTCTTCTCACCGTAGCGAGGATTGGTAGTTCCACCGATAACCTTAACACTCACACCACCCTTCTTCCCAAGGATAGAACTAACTGCTAACATCCACGAATCTAACATATCATCCGTACCACCCTTAGTTGGTTTCATCTCATCCGTAAATGATATGAATTCGTTCTTAAGGTTTTTGTCAGGATATGTGAGGAGTTTACCTGTACTGATTGATTCTCTAAACCGATTGTAATAATCAGTCTTACTCTCTTTACTGAATTTGAACTTGTGAACGTGCCATCCTGCTTGTACCATTTGTTCATATAGTATGAACGAAGCAGAACAGTAATCTATTGTTATACTCTTAATATTATAATGAGGAAATATGTTTTCCTGTACATCCTTGATGAGGTTCGTCTCTTTCTTCAACCCATACCTGAAGCAGACAACTCGTCTTGAAACACCTTTATTATCAGGGTCTGTCACTAAAGTAATAACAGTGTGGCTTTTACCGTATCCACCTACATCGATACCCATGTGCAAACCGAGTTCACTACTTTCTAATGGTTGCACAGTGTTAGTGAATGCACCATCAACAAGCTCCATATCAAAGAAGTTGTCTTGAGATGAAGTGAAGTCACAATAATACTCTCGACTAACATCCAAACTCTTACCACGCATAATCATATCGTTGATACCTTCCATCACACCCTCATAGTAGTCAGGAGCATCATCCTTAATTGAGTTGATGTCAAACATATATCTATTGTAAGCGTGCTTCTCATACTCTTCATCGGGGTCGATTGACTGATAGAAGTGACCTCGTTTCTTATCCGGTGTACTGATGAGGATACAACTGCTCCCTATAGCCTTTAAAGCAGGCATAGCTACACTCTCGATGATGTAGTCGTCAATGTAAGCACACTCATCAAAGATTAAACCTGTGTATGTGAAACCTCGAATCTTATCTGTTGCAGGTACAGCTCTAATACGACTGTTACCTTTACTCCCACCAATACCTTTCTTGAACACTAGGTTGAACATGTTTGATTTCTTCCAATCAATCTTATCAGAGAAATACTTGTTGCCAAAAATTGACTTACCTTTGCCATCTTTGTACGTGGACATGTATTCATCCCCATCCCAAATCCATTGCTTAATCTCATCCAACACCATGATTGCTTGAGGTTCAGTTAATGAGATGATGCCATCAACTGTAAGCTGACTCTTGTTACGCTCAGTAGGATGGAACTTATAACCTAGGTTGAACATACATCTCCATAAGGTTATTGGAGCTACAAGATATTTTGTCTTGCCTCCTTGACGATTGTTACATGAGGCTATATATCTGTTACCAGCCTTATAGTCTTGATAAACCATGTGTTGCCAAGCAAAAGGTTTAGCACCTAACATGAATCGTAAGAAGAAAGAAGGGTCTTCCTCACATAGTGTTTCAAGTGCTTCTTTAAAGCCTTCCGCTTTAGTCTTCATTCGATTCTTAACCATACCTATGAAACGCTCTCTAGCGTAATAAGCATCTCTTGCATCCAAATCATCTTGTGTTATAGGCGTTACTTTCATACGTTCCACTCCTTCTGTTGTTTGTCACTAGCTCTTACATGTCCACCACGGGTTCGTTTATCGTAAGGACCTTTCGGTTCGTTCTTGCATTTAAAGCATAACACTAAATGTCCTGTTAGAGGATAAGCTGTTTGTGCAAATAGTGTTGTTGCTCCACCACATCTTTGGCATTCAATCATTTATATACTCTCCCAATCAACATCGTCGGCTTTTACGACGGAGTCCTTATCAACTGCCATCTTAGTTAGTTCCATCTGTTGCTTCCGAATCTTCTCCATTAAGTCAACACGTAGCTGCGTCCACTTCAATAGGTTCTTATCATCAATAGGTGAGTAAGTTGGGTCCAACGCTGCCTTCTCTACTTCGTGCACTTTAATCTTAGCATCAATCTCTTGTAGCTGTGTCATTAAAGCCAACACACGTTTATTAGCATTATTATACAAATCAACTGTACTCTCCATTAAAGCCTCATGCAACTTCAATGCAAGATAACGTTTCTTCATCCGACTCACTAAGTCAGAGGAACTAGCAGCTTCTTCAAACTCCTTAAGCATACCTGCCTTGTCAAAGCCAATACCTTTCATGAATGCAGTGAATTTGTCTGAACGGTCACCTGATGTGATAGGTCTACCTTTGTTGTCCACTTTATCTACATCTGTAGAGAGGATGTCTTCAGTCTTACTCATTTAAGTCACCTGCCATACAGACCAAAAGATTCCACCCGATATAGCTATAGCTAAAGGCATAATCCACCATGCTGCGATTACAGTGCAAAACACTTGTAAGGCTATAACTAATGAAACTAAAAACACCTTTGCAATCAATTTAGTTATATTCATTCTTCGACCTCTTCTTCTTCCCAACCATTCTGCACTGTACGTTCACCATCTTGAACTGAAGACTTAATAACATCTTTTTTAGCTTCAATACAATGAATTACTAAGACTGTCCAAGCTCCTATAACTTTAACATCAATAACACTCTCACCTGCTTGAAGAGTGTACGCTGAACCTCGTGAGTCAATCTCGACATGTTTGAAGCTACCACTGGAAATAGTATCCAACTTTAACCACCTCCCAACTCTGACGGTCCCTAGGAAACCTTGCACTAAACATAACAACTTCCCTCGAAGGGTCAATGTTATGTGAATTATAATTATTAGTCACACTACTCTATAAATAGTTTAACTATATAAAGACTATTGTAATTTAATATAGAGGTTGGAGAACATAAGTGTTTATATACTCATACGAGTGTACAATGTATACGTACAACTTAAATACAATCCGTGCACTACTGTGCATTACACAGTACATAAGTTTTATAAAAGAAAATCAATACATTATATATACTTAGTAATAACAAAATCCTATGTTGCGTAAACATGCAAAGGTAGGTGAATGAACTGAAAGGTTCCCTTACACTTGATGAATCGTTAAGCAGCCGTAAAACAGCGTTAGACTTGAGGACGAGAGTGTACTGTTGACGAGCTACGATGACACGTTAGGGCTTAAAAAGGATTCCTCTGAGAGTATAACAACTGCTGTGAAGCAAACGGTTGACTTGATGACGAGGCTTGAATTGATATGGAGCAATCCCCCTCACAAGTGCTAGACGGAGAGTAGTGTTGACTCAGATTCGGGAAGTGTCCCCTAGTTCCAAGGCTAAACCAGAGAGACATGAGCTTATTAAAGCTTATGCAGCGTACGCTTATTTAATTCTATATTATTTTATATTTTTACAACACTTGTATGATTTGGAAGAATTGTCTCGTATTCTTGAATCTTCACTACGTTCACACTAAATATTGGTGAGCTTAACATTCCCAAACACCAATATCTTTGGAGCTTAACCTTCCTAACAGGTATACATATAAACACGTGCTCTACTCCTCTTGGTTTCTTGAAGTTAATCACTACGTTCTCAAACCTTCCACCCACACACTTTTTTAACACCAACACATATATTATACTAAGAATGTGTTGCAATGAACGTACACGTATAGGTGAATAGCTTATTGATAACCATTATCATTAAGGATTGGGTGAGAGAAGAGGTGATACTAGGTTAATATTAGTTAATAT